CGTAGAGTGAGTCACGTGATTGTGCAAGCAAACTTTCTACGTCTTGCTCCTCTTTCCAAGAGTGAGCCATCAAGTATGCTTCTGCAGCTGGCTTCAGCTGCTCATCAGTCATGCTGCTTATATGGTATTTGGAAATACCAGCAACAAGCTTAATCACTTCTTCACCAAAGGGATGTTCTTCAATATCATGGAGTTGTTGAGCCATTGCTAATTCAATGTACTCTTTACTTCCATAGATCGCGGACTTCATGCGTTCCGAGAACATCATATTGTTGAGAACTCTAAACACTGGACGAGTCATAAGATTCTCATCTATGTACCACTTAGAATTCCACACATAATCACCAAGTACGGACTTATCAGCATGGATATTTCGGCGACTTACTGCACCTACTTTCTCTAAGTTTTCATTCGTCAACCTAGTGCTTAATCCAATGGAAATGTCATCTCCATTGACACATATACACTCGACGTACTTATCAAGCTTATAACGTGCTAATGATTCTAGAATATCTAGAACATTACAAAACCCATCAAACATGTTGGTTGTCTTAGATCCTGACGGCATGCCCCCATCTCGCGATACGTCACCTTCCGGCATTACTAGGCTAGCATGAATTAAGTACTCACTAATTAATTCGTTAAACTCATAATTAGGCGCAAAGTACTTGACCATCTGCTTAATCTCAGATGCAGTCACACTACTGTCAAAATTGGCAGCGTCTAAATTAGCCCATTGGTTTACGGCTCCAACATTATTTGTAACCCATTCTTTGAACTTACTAGGTTCAGTATAGAATACAAATATTTTATTGGAGCTATTAATAGCGCTGACCGTTTTCGTAATCGCGTCATCAATCATTTCACATTCCATATACCAGTGCGAACCTGGTACTCCAAAGACCAGTCGTACCTTTGGATCATCTGGATGTGATTGTTGGGTTCGAACTCCAGGCATAATTGAATAACAGTTTTCCAAAATTGGATTAGGTTTTATCTTTTCTTCGACGTACCCGACAAATTCAGAAAAGTTATCCCGTTTGGTTCCACCATTCGGGAGTCCCGATCCTTTACCCATCGCACGACGATTCCTTTCCAAACTGCCATCATACTCATGACGCGTTGCGATAGAATATGGATGAGTGAATTGATCTAAGAACTCTAAGTTCAAAGGATCACTATCCGCAATACTATCATATAATGCTACTCCTTCAACTAATTTGTTGTAGTAGTAGACTGATTTCGGCCACTCTAAACGCTCAAGGTATTTATTTTCCTGGTCGATCATTCCGGGCGACAACTTCGTTGTCCTAAGGAGTTTCCGCGCTTCTGGAGCTACTACCTTAAGAATTTGTGTTTTAAGTTTTCTCTCGACTATCCCAGGATTGTCAATTTGCAAATGCTTATGATAGCGTTTAACAAATTCACTATCTCGGTTGGAAATAGTTGACAATCGGCACATCACCCAAGCAGTGATTCGATTAGTTGCATTAAACCACCAACGGCGGTTACTGCTCCACTTAAGATAACACCTAGCTTAAGTATTATGCGCTTAGCGCAATACCATCGATATGCTTTATACCTATATTCATCGTTTGTAAACAAACGTAAATTAGGATCGGCGATTTCTTGTTGTGTCACTTTTGTTGTTGACATTTAGTTTATCCTCTTCAGGTTTGATTTTCT